CCAGCAGTTGCTTCTACTGTAGTTATTCCAGCTATTTGCATAAATGAACCCTTAGGGATTCGCATAATAATCCTTTGATTATCTGCACCAAAGACTTGAGCAGGATTAACAGTAGAACCAGTCAATGCTCCATTGGTTGATAAGAAGCCAGGATTCTTTAAATCCTCGTAATTAAATTCAAATATATGAGTAAGTCCTCCTGCGAGGTTTCCTGATTGTAATTTTGCCATAGTGTTTTTTTTATTAAATTGTTTTAAAAAAAAGGGGAGGCTGATACTCAGCCCAACCTCCCCATTGAATTAATTAACCTGAGAAGTTGTCTCCAGCTGTTGGATAGTATTCAAAGAATACACGAACCTTACCAGCAGTAGCTAATGCTTCATCGGTTTCATTTAATGAAACAAATGTAGCACCTACATTAGTGACAGCAGTTCCGAAAGCATCATCACCAGTATTGGTGAAGATTGTTCCGAGAGCCGCTTCAGTACCAGCAGGGCAAAGCTCCACATCAGCGATTTGACCATTAGGGTCAGCAGTATCGCCTACTTGTACTTTGTAGCTTGTGTAATCAGTTGAACCACTATTATCAGCAGGTACATGTTGGTCTACGACTAATGCCGCTTTACCTACAGTACCTATAAGTTCTGCTGAGTTGAATTGAATGTCAACTGCACCTCCAGTAGGGACATCGGATGCGATGTCAATGCTACCTTCGTAGTTGAATCCAAGAGCGAGAGTTTCAATGTTAGAAACTTTTTTAAGTTGAATAGCCATGTTATTGTACCTCCTTTAATTATTTGATGATACCATGAGCCGCTGGAGCATAAACACCAAGTGTTAATGCACAGTCGACAAAACCTCTTTCACCACCACCCATGTTAGGTAGGCGAGATGATCCCATAGGGATAAGCTCGTGAATACCATAGTAGTCAGGGTTGATCATATAACCACGATCGTGATTAGTTGTTGATCCTGAAACTGTCTCTGGGTTGGTTGTTGGATTCATGTTAACGATAGAAACGATACCGAAATCTGATTGGTAAATCTCAACAGATAATTTAATTGTTGAGTTATCACCATCATAGTTTACAATACGAACAGATACAGTTTGGTTTCATAAGCGAGCATAATATACGATTTGCTTACGAAGTGATGTATCAGCGATAAGAACTAAGTTGTTAGCTTCACCATTTGCACGATAGATCGAACGAATGATTGTATTGAACTCAGTCTCTGTTGTAGCTGAACCTGTAGTAGCAATAGATGCTGCAGGAGTTTCGTAATCAGCAGGGATGTCAGCATTAGCACCATCAAGGAACTTACCAAGTCCTCGCATTTTGTAAGGGGCTGCACCTGTTTCTGCTTGACGATCATTGTCTGAAAGAATTGTTGCTTCAACATCTCTTTTCAATTCACGAATAGCTTTTGATTCAGCTTGTGCAACTTTAGCAGGGCCTACAGAGTCAACAGCTTCCAGTAAATCGGAAACCATGAAGTCTCTGCGAAACTTCTGAATGTAATTGCCAAGACGAGCGCGGCTTGCGAATTGGTCTGTGAATGTTGTAACATCAGCACCTTCGCTAATACCTGCTGTTGAGGGATCGGCTAGGCCATCGACTGTCCACTCAACAAAAGTAGCATTTGCTTTCTGTTTGTTGGCAGATGAAAGAGCTGGAGTTTCTTCTGGCGCAAGGATAGTTAAGACATCTGTCAAATCCTCACGATTGGAAACACTCGGCCCTTGGGTTGTAACTGGCTGTAAAGCCGGATTGAATGTATCTGAAATTGCCATTATATTTATGGATTAATTGTTATGATTGTTTGGATAATTGAGCAGTTCTGAGTGAAATGAAATCACCTTTTGATCCTGAATTTTTGAACCTACTGTTCAGGTCAGCCAAAGCCTTCTGACTTTTCTTAGTACGACTTACTGTTGGTGCTGAAGTTGCACCTGTCTTTGGGGGATTAAGATTAACCGACTTAGTATCCTTTATCAGTTTTCTACCATATATACTATTGGCTGCATGAGCTATAATGTAAGGTAGTTGTGCTGATATATCAGGATCAACTGTTTCTTGGAGATTAATGAATCGCTTATCATTTAGCATAGCCTCATAATTTCTGCGAGTATCGTTGTCATCTCCTGTCATCCAAGATAATTCTTTCTCTGCTTGTTGAGCAAATGCTTCCTTAACTTGTTTACTAGTTTCAATCTTCTGAACTTGGTTCAATTGATCTGGTAAGAATTGGTCTCTAGCTTTCCGAGCTTGAAGTAAACTTTTGCGAACTTGTGCTTTAGTTACTTCTTTGCCTTCAACCTCTGTTACCACATCATCTGCCGAATAGCCATCTGATTCAAATAAGGCTTCTTCAGCCCAAGTGATAATATCATTTAACTCTTGGCTTTTATCTTGAAGCTCCTCAACAGTTTTTAAACTACTATAAGGGTTGTTCTCAATAGCCTTAGGCTTATTTAGAATATCATCCTTATTTTCGCTCAACTGTTTTTGTAATTCAGCTAACTTTTCTTCAGCTTGTTTTCGTTTAGCAGTAAGTTCTCCAAATCGAGCAACTGCCTTACTTCCAAGTTTATCTGATAAGTCTCTTAAATCCTCCTCGGACATTTCATCCAAGTTGTACTGTGAAAGATCATTATTAGTAGATTCTTCTGAAACCTGTTGAGTTAACTGCTCAGTCTCCTCTTGAGTTTCTGCTTCCTCTACTACCGATTCTGGGGTCTCCTGGATTTGCTCAGAGGCTACTGCTTCTTGAGTTTCATCTTTTTGACCTAACCTTCTGACTGCGAAGTCAGATGGGGATATGTTGTCCACAGGATTTTTTACTGACTCTGCGATGTCAGGTGCGATTTCATCTGTCATAATTTGTCCACTTTCTTTGCGCCAAAGCGATTGCGATAAAGTTATTATAACATACTACCCAAATCTTTTTTCTAAGATTCTGTAACCTGCCATTTGTAAAATCTGATCATATGTAATTATCCTACCTGCTATTTGCTGAATAGTCTCAAAGTCAGCCTTGTGTAACTCCTCTATAGCTTCTTCCCTTAGGTCACGAATTGTAAATACAAATGTAGCAAATGATTCGTGGTTTGATAATGATTGTAGTGATTCTTCTAGTGTCATAAATTATTCTTCCAACTCAGGTCTTCCTGCTTTGTTAAATTGATGGTTTCCTATCATGAATGTTCCTTTATCTTGAGAAGCATCGTATTTAGCATCTCTTCTTCTGAAGCCTGTACCATCGAAAGTATCCATTGGTAAATTACGATCCAAGATATATGTCATTGCCCTATGGGTATCTGAAGCTAAATGAATAGCTTCTTGGGCTTTTTGGAAATCTTCTTTAGTTGGAGGGTTTTTTTGATCTTTGAATCTTTTATTCTTTGAGTCATATACTTGATACTGATCCTTATGAAACAAGATATCACTAATAGTTGGTTTACTGTTAACACTATTAGGCATATATGTAGATGGCAAAACCTCGCCTGAGTTTATTAGTTCATGTCTGTTGAGTATGCTTTTAGCAACTGCAAACATTCCATCCATACCTTCTCCTCTAGCTTCCAAGGCAACTGCCTTAGTTAAGTTAGCCATGTCAATTTGATTCTGCATTTCAGCAGATCGCTTAGTGCTATACTGTTCTGGAGTCATACTAAATGTTTTGAGTGTCAACACTACCCATAGCAGCAGGCTCTGTACCAATACGACCGATTTGTGCATTCTGTTGTTGTTGCATCATAAAGGTATATTGTCCAACATATTTTTCCATCCTAGCGGCAAATGCTTCATCTGACTGTAGTCTAGCTTGAATATCTGGCTGAGAGCCATATTGTTGGATTACTTGCATTGCAACCTGAGCGCCATTTGGTCTAGCAGGCATTTCAATACCAGCAAAAATCTTAGATAGATCGTCAGTAACTTGTTTGACTACTTGTTCTTGTGCGGCTTCTACTGGTTGTAGAATCTGATCGGCCAACACAGGATCAACTGCATTTGCTATAACTGTTAACAAACTATCAACATTTATTCGACCATTACGATCCATAGCAGTAAGTGCTTGGATTTGTGCAAGTTTCTTCTCTTGAGTTTCAGGGTCTGTGTTTAATACATCGTAAGATATAGTAACATCAAAGTCTTCGTTTGGATCACCTTTGCCAAATGTTTGTGGATCAGGAGAACCAGTAACTCTAAAGAATACACTATCAGGGCCAAATCTTTGGAAACACTTGTAAGCTAGTTTTAATACATCTGCTGAGTGCTTTAGGAATTTATTAACCAAGAACTGTAGCTTCAATTGGCTGATTGGGGTGTTATCTAATCCCATTAATCTATCAGCTTGTTCCTGAAGAGTTCTTTCAATTTCTATTGATCCTGTAGGTGGTGGAGGTGTTGGAGCAAAGTCCAAGTCTCCTTTTCTTCGGTAAGGTATATATCTACCAGGGCCAAAGTCTGTTGGTGCTTGTCCGACAGGGTGAATGATTGGCGGCAATGTTGCCAAAGAGTTTCTATCAATTCGTGAATCTCTTTCTACCTTTACTTGGTTTTGAATACCACGAAGCAGATCAGGAGCAGTCATAGTGTCATACAATCTTTTAGAATCCTCTGACAGTTTTGTGACCACGATAGGATAATCTTCATATCCATTGAGTAATTCGTGAATTGCGAAAGCAGGAGCATCTTCGTTCCCACTAAATTGTTTATGGAACACAGTATAGTAGATTCCTTCTGAACCATCCTCTGGGTCAATCAATCGCTGATATCCATAAATTAATTCAATTAACTCCTCTGCTTCGTAGCCATAATCTTGTATAAGATTTGATCGTCTACCCTCTTGTTGCTTTTCTATATCTAATACATCAACACCACGATAGTTCTGAATCATTTCGGCTACAAAGTCTGCATCCCACCCATCTGTGGTTACTTTTAATTCTAACTCCTGTGGAGTATAGAAGTTTCTCCAGAAACAATAGGGTGCTTTCTGTGGATCAGTAACATATGGTGGTAAGAAAAAGTCAAAGTCAGGTGCTAATGTTTTTACCTCAGGAGCATTTACTTGTCTTCGGACTATTGGAAGTTTTGTAGAACCTTTCTTCCTTAGTTCCTTTAAGGCTTTTAACCCTCTCTTTTCGGTTACTCCTTCAAAGGTTTGTTGTAGTAATGCAACCAATGCCTGGTCATTACTTGGATCATCAACAGCTTGAGCTACCTCTGGTGACATTTGGGCAATCTGTGCAATATCTAACTCTTGTAGGAATTTACGATCCTCTCTCTGCCAACCAACATGAGTAATTAAGATACCTCGCTCTAACAAATAGTTACACCCTAGCTCCATTTCTTTCTCAAAGCGATTGATGTAACCAGAGCTAACCATCCACTTCATGAAACTACCTACTATTTTTGATCTAGCTATATCGTTTACTTCAACAGGAAATGCCGAAACATTGGCTCTGCTCAATGAAGACATAAGCATTGCAACAAGTCTTGATATCCTTTCATCGATAACATGAGACTCAATGTCTGAAGCACCTTCCCATGGAAAGGCATCAGCCCCATGTTTGCGAAGGTCACGACTTTTCCCTGCCCAATAGTTTCTTCGTTGATCGTAGGAGTCCCTACATAAATCAAAATATGGTTCTAGTTCATTTACTGTTTGCTCGTAAGCATGGCGCAAATGGTTTACATTAGGTTCTCCTGTCACATAAGTAAGTGACTCCGAAATATCTGTGTCTTGCATATCGTCTTATTTTAACATAATGATCAAACTATCTTCGGAAGAACCATAATATATTGGTCTTCTTCTCTTTCTTCTAGATTAACCATTTGATGGCTTCTTATTTTTCCAATGAATCTTCTAGGTATTTCTACCTTAATGCATCCATTCTTTTCTTTAACATGAACGAATGAAAATCTAGGGTTTGGTGCTATGTTTCGTACCTTACCCCTGTACATTCTTGGTTTTACTTCTTTGATCGGAATATTGTCATCTAATATTTCCTGACCAACTTCATTTATCCAAGTATTCTTTCCTTTTCCGGAAATACTTTCCTCGGTCAATTTGTTAAATGCAATGTCTTGCAATTCTTCAAATGAAATATCGTAGTCTTTGGCTATATCTGTTAATCTTCTTTTTGCCATTAGTAACCTCCTGTATGGTTATATTGGGTTAATAGTTGCCGCTTGTTTACATGGTCAGGGCCTTCACCACCATTACTCATTCTTAAATATCTTATTACATCAAAAAAATCCTTTAGAGCTTCGTCTGCTTTCCCATTACTTCCATAGTTTATGAGTGATTCGATTAGGTTGCCGCATGATCTGTGTATATAGCATAGTGGTCTATTGACTTCGTCTACTGGTAAATTAGGATTATAATTAAACCATTCGTCTAATGCATTGATCCCTATTTCCTCCATTCTACCATCACTTGCAAGGAAGTTCATGTTATGATCATCAAATGCTCTAAATAAATCATCATTGTTCTCATTCTCTTTTGCAAAGAATCTAGAGTCACCTATTCTCTCAAATACATCTACACCTAAGTCATCTTCTATCTCTCTGAACATTTCGGCATATCCTGCTACATTTAAACCAAGCTTCT